TTGGTAGTCCTTTCGTTTAATTGATTGTACTATCAGTATAGCAAACACGAGCGATAAAGTCAAGAGTTTCTGGAGAGATTATTCGATAATTACCCCATATCAGAGGTAAACCTGTGGAAAACTCCGAGATTATCCGGAAATTCCGGATAATCCCAAAAGCACACCGCCGAAACGGTGTGCTGCGTAGGAGTTTTGCGGGGGCTACCTAACCCGCACCTCCATTATAACGCGGATTTGGCTCGCCGCGCCACTCCGCATGCTCCACCCGGGTGAGGAGAAGCTCGATCCGCGGATTATAAGCATCTTTTGCGACGCCAGAGCCATCGTGCGAGACGAGAAGCCAGGCGTTGTCGTCGAGAATCATCTTCCTGTCTTTCATTACGTCCTGAATGCCCTCATAAAGAGCCGACAAATCGACAGTGCCGAAAGTGCGAACGAAAAACCGAGCGCGAAGATTAAACGGAAAGTCAATCGTCTTCCATTCACGACAGGCGAGAATTTGAAACACGCTGATGGCCAACTCGACCTGATCGTTGGCTAATTTAAGCCATCGATTGTAGGCGGCCGTATTGTATTTGCGCGACCGGCCGCCGCGAAAGGTGACCTTTTGGTTATTTTTCTTGACCGCAGGCTGCCCTAGGACGGTGAAGCCGAACGAAGCCAGCCTGCCGTCATCGTCGATTACGTAATTGAGCTTTATGTCTTGAGGCTGAATGGTGGCCCCAGTTTCTATTGGCGATAATGTGGTTGATTGCCGCTGCATGCTCATTTAGCTTCGCCTCCAGCCGCTCCGGCCCCAGCCGAGCCAGTGTGTCCATCGGATTGATCGGCGGCATTATGTAGTCCACCGGTATCATTTCCAGCACGGCGGCTTTCAGCTCGTCGGCGGCGCGTTTCGCCGCTTTTTTTGCCTGCCGCAACTGCCAGCTCGCGGCTAGTTGCAAAGCCGGTCGGGCCGCCAGCATCGCGACCCCGACGGCGCACCTTTTGAGCGAGCTTCCGGAAGTAGTCCGGGTCTTGTTTTTTGAGCTTGGCCGCCCGGAGCGCAGCCGCCTGTTTTCTGCCATGACAAACCACCCTACTTCTTGCCTTTCGTGTCAGGGCCAGAGATAAACAGCTTTACCAGCTCGCGAACCGAACCGATGATAACCGCCAAGATGAATGTGCCTATGATGACAGCACCGCCCACCAGTATCATCTTGATTATAAAGTTTATAATTTCGAGAATGTCCATTTTCCCTCCTTTTCTCGACTTAAATATACAAGCCCTGAAGCCGTTGCAGGCTCTTCGAGCGCGGATCTTGATACAACATGTCGCCATAGCCGGTCAGCGATTCAGCCCCAGTCTGATCAAGAATGATCTTCGAGTTCATACTGGTGGTGACGCTAAACGCTATCTTTGTCGGAATATTCGCCTTGATGAGACCGGTGACGACATCGGCACTCGGCCGTTGAGTAGCCAGTACCAGGTGGATACCGACGGCGCGAGCTTTCTGGGCAAGACGGATAATCGATGTTTCGCAGCTCGGAGCAGACGACTTCATGGAGCCTTTGAGCGACACCTGCAACATTTTTTGAGTGATGCGGCCAGTTGGGCTCATAGCTAAAGCCTCGTTCATAAACGCTGCGAACTCTTTATAGTCAATGTTTTTGATGTCCGCGCCGGTATCGGTCATGAGAAGATCGGCGAACTCGTCAATGACCACCAGAATGCGCGGCATATTTCCGCCTTTATAATCATCGATGGTGCGAACGCCAGCCTGCCGAAGCCGGCCGTAACGATCCTCCATTTGCTCGGCCAGGCCGTGGAGAACCTCCGCGGCGTCGGTCGGTGTAGTGACGATATCGTTCCATAAGTGAGAATCGCCATCGTACAGCGACAACTCCACCTGCTTCGGGTCAATCAAAACCAGTTGAAGCTCGTCAGGAGTTAGCTGTTTTGTCAAAGCGTGAAGTATCACGTTGAGCATGACAGATTTACCAGCGCCAGTTTGACCAGCGATAAGCAAGTGCGGCATTTTGGTGATGTCGCCATAATGAATCTCGCCGAACACGTCCTCGCCAAGCGGAACCTCCATCGTGCCGGGCTTGAGATGCTTGTCGTCCTCAAACGGAACGACGCGGCGGTCTTCATTCGGAACTTCAATGCCGACCAGGTCAGTGCCGCGGATTGGTGCTTCGATACGAACGTACTTCGATTGAAGCGCGATAGCGATGTCGTCGGCACGCTTAGCAATGGCACTCATGGCAATACCGCGGTTGGGCTTGAAAGTATACTGAATCACCGAAGCACCAACGTGAGTATCGCCGGAGATACCACCGATACCAAACTCGGTAAACTTGCGCAGGATAAGTTCCTCTGGCGTACCGTCAGAGCCATCAATATCGACGGTGACATGGCGAGGCGCGAATTTGTCGGCCACCTTGACCTGCTTCTTGACGCGAGCAGCATCAAAGCCGACCTCCATATTTGAGACCAGCTCCATTGATTCCACGCCGCTGAGCGTATCGCTCGGGTTGGGGAAGAACTTCGAGTGGTCGTCATTGACATAAGCAAACACGTTGGTGATTATCTTCTGCGCGACCGGAGCGAACGCCAAAAGCGATTCACGGTCATAGACGACCTCGCGGCGTTGCGGCGAGCCATCGCGATTGATGGATCGTTTAATTTCGCCGAAGCGGACACCGGCGAACTCGCGGCCGTAGTGCTTCTCGGCCACCACCAGATAGATGTAACCCTGCAAGAGATACTTATAGTTCTCCTCTTCTTCGGGAGAATAAGCCCCGACCGTTTTATGGTCGTCAAGCCAAGCGCTGCCGTTTTCATCTTCATCAACCATGTCGATTTTGGCGACCATTGGAACGCCAGCGACCGACTCACGAAGCTTGACCTCGATATCGATAATTTTATGATACGAGGGAGCTTCCTCGAAGTATTTATTAACCAAGGTCGTGTAATCCTTGATCATTTTCTCGCGACTGCCAGTTTTGCCATAGTCGATTTCGTAATCACTGGTGAAGTTTATCTCCTCCAGTCCAGCCGAAACCGACGCTTGAATATCAGCTCCCTTGTAGTATTCCTCGAGCGCTTTATGAAACGCCGTACCGACGATCGCAGCCGGCGATTTGGCGTTATCCCAAATACCAGCGACATAACGCTTGTGAAACTCTACCTGATTTCGCAAGAACGAAATGATGGCAGAATAACTCAGGTGATCAACTCTATTCGCCATCGACTGTTTCTCCCTCGATTACGTTGTTTGAAGTTAGCTCCTCCTCGACATAAATGCCAGCAATGTCGAAGCCGGCGCGAAGCGCGTTCGCCTCGGCACATTTCGTGAGCATGACACGCGGCATAGTTTTCCAATTACCGGTCGGCTTGCCCTCTTTATTAGTTTTGACGAACTCTTCATAAAACGCCTGATATCGCGTTATTTCGTGCGGCGTAGTCTCGCCAGGGAAGCGACCGAACACAGGCACGGTGACAGATTCTGGCAGTTTCGTCTCTTGATCATACGTGATAATGGCCGCGCCGGTGTGAGTGTACACGCCGCCAGCCCGCGCCATTTTACGCAAGCCGTGGATTGAAACGATCGGCGTTAGCTCATCGCGACAGCGAGACGAATCCCACATATAAACAGCATAGATTTCTTTCTTAAATGGATTCAGGCCGTATTGATTGGCCACGGCCAGAAACAGCTTCAAGTCCTCGATCGGCCGAGCCGCGCCGTTTTTGGTGAGGCCGAGAACGGAACGGTGTAGCGTCGCGAGCATTTTCTCTTTTGAGAGCCGAGTGTTCTTGTCGAAAAGTCCGGCAGCAAGAGGCACGATATCAGAGTAGAGATTCTTGCCTCTCTTCGCGACAGCGCGCTTGGCGTCTTTTTCTGGATCGACGGCAGGCTTAGCGGTTGATATTTCAGGTGTTGTCATACTTGGTAGTCCTTTCGTTTATTTTACCTACTCCCAGTGTAGCCGAACACGGGCGAAAAGTCAACCCCATATTTTAATATTTTTTACCACGAAAAATCCCCGCTCGCAGTCGGGGACTTTCCGGATACTGTCATTTAAGGCCAGGCGCTGACCACGCTTCGGGCTAAACGATCGAACTACCAATTCTAAAGCTTTTACCCGAGGCAACTGTCAAGCGCCTGGTTCGCTCTAGGTAAGGGTGGGCATCACCTAGGGCGAACTTGACGCTCAACAACAATGATATCAGAATAGAGACAATTGCTCAACCTCCACCTTGCCGAGCTTCGCGGTCAAGACGATGAGGCGACGCTCGTCGACATCGACGGTGCGACTATTAAACTTGGCAGAATAAACCACCAGCAGATCAGACATCACTTTTTGAGCCAAGCCGAGGTCAGCGACTGCGGCCTCCAGCTCCTCGTCGGCGGAGCGAACGGCTGGGCTTTCCGAAATGGCAATCGCCAGTTTGTCGCGAGCGAAGCGAACCTGAGATTTCAAGTCGTCAAGGTCTTGCTTTTCCTCGAGATCACCCACCAGATCCTCGCGGTTTTCTTTCGCGGTGCGAAGTTTGAGCTTAGCTCGCAAAATGTTTGAATGAGCCAGGTTAATAGCATTGAGAAACTCCTCGCGAGATTTTGGCTGGACATTGACTTCAGCTGGTTCATCATCAGCCGGAACCTCAATGATATTCTCCTGCTTCGGCTGCTCTCGCCGGGCAAGCGCTTGGTCTAAAGTTTCAAGCGCCATCTTTAGTGTTCTCCTGTTGTTCGGCTTCGCGGCGAAGCTGAGCGTCTTTCATATGTTTATTCATGGTACGCCAGACCATGCGAGATTTTGGCTTGAAGCTTTTATAGGCTTTTGCCAGCCGACGACGTTCGGCGCGGTTGCGCGGTTGCATTGGGTTCGGTTTGTTTTGCATTGGCAGTTCTCCGTTTAATTTGACTTTTCAATTGTACAATGAGTCCAGTCAGAATTGCAAGTATAACCAGCAGGCGGAACGCAGCCTTTTTCGCCGGCCATCTCATAAAACGGACACTGGCCGACTGTGCCGGCGTACGATTCTGGATCGCCAGGCGTTACCGGCTTATTAGTGAATGGAATGTGCGCGCCTTGCTGTGGAGCGGGAGCTGGGGTCGGTGCAGGCGCAGGAGTAGGAGCAGGCGAAGCCGGCTGTGGCTGAGCTACAGGTCGTCGCGCTTCAGTATTTCGACTGCTATGCACACTTGGACGATTGCCAGCAGAAACAGCAGCAGACTGGTCAGTCTGTCCGGCTGCTTGCACCTCGGAGGGTGTCTGGTCGGACGTGTCCGACTTTTCCTCCTTTTTCGCTTTTTTAGCGTCTGTTTTTACTTCTGTGGCAGCGCGAGACGGCTCAGGAGCTTGACTGAATGCAAAAACAGCCACTCCACCAGAAAATGTCACGGCGACTATGGCAGAAGCGATGACGACGCTACGCTTGGTTATTTTTGGTAATTTCATGGTGATTCCTTTCATTTAATTTAATCAATCAAGGGAGGCCGATGGCCGACTATAAGTCGGCACATCGGGCATCGCTAAGCGTGGTGGTTGCAGTGCTGAAGTCGACTGCAGTGAAGTGAACGCTGTAGCCACAAAGCTTGTTGCGAAGTATATTGTCAAGCTCCTCAGCAGCCAGAACGGTACGCCCATCGATGGTTGTCTTTCTAAGCTCGATGGTGATCACTTGGTTATACTCGAGCATGAAGTCGGCCGTGTTAGCCATCATGATTAGAAGCCCGGCTACATCATCAGGGTTGTTGACAGCTATCGCGTCGTGGTCGGTTTTGATAAAGTAGGTTGCTTGGTACATTTTTGGTAGTCCTTTCGTTTAATTGATTGTACTATCAGTATAGCAAACACGAGCGATAAAGTCAACACTTTCAGCAAAGATTATTCGAGATTTTATGGGGTTGTGGAAAACTCCCCCACAATCAGAGGTCGGAGCTGTCATCACGCTGCCGATTGATAAGCTCATTGACTGCGAACAAAGCATAGGCATCAGCGTAGTATATGCTCGATTGGCGACGAGCGGTGGCCTTTCGCGGAGATATCAGCGAAGCGATCCTCCAGACCAGCCTGTCGCGCCGGCAAGCATGAGCCAGCCGAGACTTGGCTATCATTAGCAACTCCTCGTCACTTTTATCTTTTAAGCCTTGCCAGCCCCGAACGGCTAGGACGCGGCCAACATTTTCAGTTTTTCTAAACAGCGACATAATCCTCCTCGTAGCATTCATCAAAACCAGAGTAGCCGTAGTATTCGTTGTAGGCCACCATAGCGTCCTCGTCGATCAGGCCACCGCAGCATTCGCAGATGTAAAACGGGCAGTCGACCTCATAATTCACCGCCCGAGCCGGCGACATCAGCAGAAAGTCGCACAAGCATTCATGCGGCGGATTGACCGCCACTGGAGCGGGAGCTGGTAGGTCTAAATTTACAACATTAATCTTTGTCATTTTTGTCCTCAATTCTTAAATAACCGATCAGGCGAACTTTACCAGGGCCATTGTAGTCGTGGATCTCCATACAGTCGGTCGGGTGAAAATCCTCCGGAAGCCGATAGACACCGGCGTAGTTACCGGCCGAGCGGCCAAGCCCTATGAACCTCATCGGCTGCGGTCGCTGCACTGGCAAGGTGACCACGAAGCGGTCGCCCTCGGCGAGGGGGCGGACTACGCCGTTAAACGCGTCCGCCACTACGATATTATTCGTCACTAAAGCTCCTCTCCCAGCAGGCGGCGCTCAAGAGCGTCAGTTACTGTTCTGATATCCTGGATTTTTTCAGCCACGTCTTCTTCCCAGGTTTCCTCGGCTTCACTTTTAATAGTCTCCAGAAGTTCGTCATTGACGAGAGATTGTAGTTTTTCGTACAACTCTTTGCTGGTTAGGTTTGTGAGTTCGTAGGAGGATAACATTTTTGGTAGTCCTTTCGTTTAATTGATTGTACTATCAGTATAGCAAACACGAGCGATAAAGTCAACACTTTCAGCAAAGATTATTCGACATTTTTATGGGGTTGTGGAAAACTTGAGGTGGCCGTGGATCTCCTCCCAGGTTTTGAAAACGTGGCCGCAGGCCGAACACCAGTAGACAGAATCCCCCGTCTTTTTTGTGCGACGGCGCTGGGCCAGCCGGTGCTTTTCGCCGTTGGCGGTTTTGACAGTAAAAATGTGAGCGTAGCAATCAATCGTCGATTCCTGGTGATATTCGATGAAATACATGGTTATGTAGCCGCACCGGCCACCGGAAGCGCCATCATCAGGATTCAGCTCCTCCGGCTCTTCATCTTGCCGTTTGGCCCGAGCGCGCCAGTACCACGACATATCAACGCCACGGCTTTCCATTTCGTGAGCGCGAGCGTCAGCGTCGGCCCGGCTCATTCAATGGCCTCCAGCTCCTGCTTGAGCAGCCAAGCGAACATACGCTCGGGACTTTTGACAGTTGGATCAAGAGCCATCGACTGCAAATAGAGAAGTTTCTGCGTGCCGAGTTTCAGAACGGCGTTGCAGTAAAACGGCAAATACCGCCGATCGCAGAACACTCGTTCGTTTAATGACATCACGAAAGACCTCGCGTCAGAATTGGTGATGCCCCTGCGAGATTTAGATTTTTTTGATTTCCCCTCACTGTAAACAGTAATTTTAGCTTGTTTGTTTTTATTGTCAAGCCCTTTTTTTATGTGCAGTTCCGACAAGGTAGCGCAAGCCGTCTGTGCTGTCCTGTCCTGTACTGTTTTGTACATTTAGGTGTTGCCTTTCTACCCCAAGCGTGCTACAATAAAAGAGTTAATTCATACCGTCCCAAAAAGACAGCAAGAACACTCCCAGAGTAGCCGCTCTGGGTTTTTGCTTTGTTAATTCTATACCGTCGCCCCCGTTAGAGATTTGCGAGCCTACAATGCTCGGCGACATGCCACAATGATAACTCACCACCCCCCCCACGTCAAATCAAGCCTGTGGATAACTTGTGGAAAACTCGACCATAAAACAGAGACGACCGCCGAAAAAATAAAATAGCAAGCCGGCTGTTTATTTTTAAGAATCCCAAGTAGAGGGCTTGAAATATGGGGTAGCAAGCATTATAATGATAAGCACAACAAACTAAACGAAAGGAGCTACCACATGGCTGGAACTGTAGCCGGCGGCAAAAAGGCCGCGGCTAAAAATCTACAAAACAATCCGAACTTCTATCGCGATATCGGACGGATTGGCGGTAGAAACGGCAACACGGGAGGCTTTGCGGCCAACCCGCAGCTGGCACGAATCGCCGGTGCTAGGGGGGGGCGGATCAGCCGTCGCCGATCAAAAAAAGTAACCACAAGCAAAGCCGATGATTAAAACTCGGCTCAAAGACGGCCGCACCTACGCGAAGTTCGCAGACCTGACGCCGTGGGACAAGAACCCGCGAGATATCAAGCCGGCGAAGCTCAATCAGCTAATCCGCGACATTGAAAAAGCTCGAGCCATCACGCCAGACGGCCAAATCAAGCCGGTCATGGTAACTCGCAGCGGAATCGTCGTCGGCGGTAACATGCGAATGCGAGCCTTTGCGAAGCTGGCGGTGACGGACGTGTGGGTATCAATCCTCGACACAGACGACCCGAAGCTAGCGTTCGAGTGGGCGATGCGCGACAACATGGCCTACGGCTATTACGAGGAAGACAAGCTGGCCGACCTGGCGCAAGAACTCGACATCGACATTGAAACGCTCGGCGAGCTGACGATCCCGGAAGACCAGTCGGTCAAGACTATCGCTGAGATTATCGGCGACATACCGGAAGATCCGGAAGTTTTCGAGGACGAAGTCCCTGAAATCGAGGAGACCTACCAGTCAAAGCGCGGAGCGGTTTATCAGCTGGGCCAGCACCGAATCATGTGCGGCGACTCAACCAGCGAGGCTGACGTCGAGAAGCTGATGGCTGGCGAAAAAGCGGTGATGGTATTCACCGATCCCCCGTACAACGTGAACTACGCTGGACGGGGAAAGAACACCAGCAACACGATCAAAAATGACCACATGGACGACGCGAAATTCCAGGAGTTTCTGGAAGCGGTGTTCTCCGCGATGAAGTTCGCCTCAAAGCCAACGGCGCCGGCGTACGTTTGCTACGCCAGCCGAACGCACCGCGAATTTGAAAATGCCCTGAACGAAAACGGCTACGGTGTCTGCTGCCAGATTATTTGGGTGAAGCTAGTCGCAAGTATGGGGTGGGGTAACTACCGCTCGAAGCACGAGCCGATCCTCTACGTTGTACCCGACGGCAAATCGGTCCAGTTTTATGGCGACCGCAAGCAATACACTCATTGGGAGTTTAAGCCAAGCGACGCGGAGCTGCTGAACTGGGCGAAGTCGCTGCTGACCGAGGAAGAGGAGGACGACACCTCCGTCTGGAAGATTGGCCGCGAAAATGTCATGGGTTACGAACACCCGACCAGCAAGCCGGTGAAGCTACCTGCCAAAGCGATCCTGAACTCGAGCCGAGCCGGCGAGACGGTGCTCGATTTATTCGCTGGGGGGGGTTCAACTCTTATTGCTTGCGAGCAAACTGGTAGGATTTGTCGAACGATGGAACTTGACGAGCGATACGTCGATGTGGTGCGCAAGCGCTACGCTCGCTTTATTGGTCGCGAGGACGATTGGGAAGCGGCGACACCAGAGGTAAAATAACATAACCACAATGGAGACTAAAGATGGAAGCAAAGCCATTTGAATACAAAAGCAGCCGAGGCGTGACGTACTATCTGTACAGCCACGTCACCACGCTGCGAAATAAGCAGAAGCACACAATTTACTTCTTCTCGACGAAAAAGGGACTGAAGCACAAGGCTGAGCCGGCAGTGCCAGCTGGCTATCAGGTCAAGGAAGTCAAACGTAACGGATTTGTCTTGCTAAGAAAGGTGCTGGGATAACATGAGAGTGACAGCAGAATGGGTCGCGCCTGGCCACCCGGACAAGATATGCGACCGGATAAGCGACGCGATTCTCGACGCTTGCCTGCGCCAAGACCCAAAATCACGAGTGGCGGTTGAAACGTTAGGCGGCCACGACTTGCTGGTGATCGCCGGCGAGGTGACCACCAAAGCCGAAGTCGACTACGAGGATATCGCTCGCAGAACAATCGCGAACGAAAAAACCAAAATCATCGTGAACATTGTCGAGCAAAGTCCCGAGATTGCAAACGGCGTCGATAACAACGGCGCAGGTGATCAAGGCGTGATGGTTGGCTACGCGACCGCAGAAACTAAAGAGCTGATGCCGCTCGAGGTCTGCTTGGCGCGAAGCTTAAGTAGTCACCTGAGAGCTGGCCGCAGCCAACTGCAAGACGGCAAGACGCAGGTGACGCTTGACCACAACGGTGACCTTGAAACGATCGTCGCCAGCTGGTGCGGCATGAGCCGAGACGAGATCAAGAACATTATCGAGAAGTGGCTGTCGACAGTACTGCTTGATTACGATGTCGCTGCAGCAGATACCCTGTCGGTGCTGATCAACCCAGCCGGCGACTGGAACATTGGTGGCTTCGATGCCGACACTGGACTGACCGGCCGCAAGCTGGCCATCGATAACTACGGCCCGCGAGTGCCGATTGGCGGCGGAGCTTTCAGTGGCAAAGACTTCACCAAAGTCGACCGAAGCGGGGCCTACATGGCGCGGCACTTGGCGATTCGCTGCCTGATGTATTACCGAAACGACATCACGCAGGACGCTGCTATCGTCGACTTTAGGCCAGTGGCTGTCATGACGCGCCTAGCCTACGCGATCGGTTATCCGCGGCCGGTGGAAGTCACCGCGACACTTTACCGCGAAGACGGAAGCTTCGAGGTGCGAGACTTGCTGCGCGAAGACATCGACGTTATCTACGGCTACGACCTATCGCCGGCAGGAATGATCAAACACCTAGACTTGGGCGGACGCAGCAATCCGAGCTGTGAAAGCTTGGCGATGTTTGGCCATTTTGGCTGCTGGGGTTTGGCGCGGCCGACATGGGAAAAGCTCGACGTAGAGTACGCTCCAACTCTCGCCTCAATAATAAATTCAGAACACAAAATCAGGGAGGCAAAATGACACAATACAAATTGAAGCACGACCTGCCGAACGCCAAAGCCGGTGACATATTCGAGGTTGAGGAGGGCTGTGTCGGCATGTTTAAGATTAATAAAAGCGGCGAGAATAACGAAAGAGAATATTTTTTCGACACAGGCGAAGTCGTAAACTTCGGCTATTGGTTTCAGCTAGTAGAATCGACGCCAGGCGACATCTCATTCAAGCCAGTCAAGGGCGATTACTGTTGGTATTTAAACGGCCGACTAGCACCGGCTAAAAAGGTTTGGCTAGACGACGAATCCGACAACGAACTTCGAAATTTAGGTTTAATTTTCAAAACCTGCAAGGAGGCGTACCGCGCCCGCATGGCTCGGCGCGCCAAAGTCAGAATCCAGCGTGCCGCTCTCCAGACCGGCTTCAGACCGAAGTGGGATCAGCTCACTCAGCCAAAATGGTATCTGGTGTACAACCTGAAGAGCCGCAGACTTGTACCGACGCTGGCTGGCCCAGTGAACCCAGGAGCGATCGCCTACTACGGCGAACCAGGCCCTGCGATTCGCGCCGGCCGAAAATATCGCAGAGAATATCTGCTGTGCTTCGGCGTGATTGACGACCCGGAAGCGCCACTGCCAGAGATTGACAATGAAAATGATAACGGCGCATTGGGCTTCCGCCAAGGCTCGATATCAGGGTACCGTGTCGGTTGGTGGGGAATTGATAAAGGAAAAGATGACAGTGACGATTGCGAGGACGATGGTGATGATGAGTGATGACCCGAAGCTTGACGAGCCAGCCTGCGAATAATTGCGCTCGCCCGCTCGGGCGTTGGCGGGGAAAAAGAAAATGCCCGAAGAATCCTGCGGCAGATTTGCGAAAAGAAGCACCTGGACTTTGATCAGGTGCTGGCTGGCACGAACGACGAGATCACCGAACGCAGGCTCATACTCGGCTGGCTGACCAAAGATGAGGTGAGAATTATCGCTCGCGTCATCATGAACTTTGGACTGAGCGAGGATCACAAAACGCTCAACGTACTGTACTACGGTAGCAAGCCGACCGGCTTTGCATTCGAGTGCAGCAAAGCGACGCTCATCGAGACTGAGCATGCAGCAAATATCTACCTGCGAGCGTTTCGCAAAGAACGCCGCCAAATCATGGACAGCCTCAGCGCAGCGTTTGTCATGAAGCAGCACCTGTATATGCCTGAGTTCTTACGAGAAGAGATGATATCAGATAATGACGACCGAGAGCTGACTAAAAAAGAGCGAGAGAAGCTGGAGCGCGATCACACCCGAGCCGTCACGATGGCGGCCGGCATGGACGGCGTTCAGGTTCGCAAAGCCCTAGAAGCGAATGGACGATAATAAAACTACAGGGGTGGCGGCGACAACCGCCCCGCCCCGTACAAATAAGGAGATTGAAAATGGAATCAGAAAATAAGATGGTCACGCTACAAACATTTAAACTCTGCAAGCAGTTGCACGAGCTGAAGCCGGATTGGACACCGGAGGATAGATTATTCATCAGGCGAGAGGGCGAACTGCCAGAGGTTGTAAAAGGCGTCAGTCTCGCCAAGTCTTTTGATCAAGCGCCGAGGTTTACAGCCGACTATTTGTTGGAGAAGCTGCCGAACCGCATTCTTGATGGCTTCGACTACGGCATGCTGACGCTCTCCACTCGGCAAGGATCGTTCAGATATGGTTGGGTGGCATCTTACGACAACGACGCAGGCTATCCGATAGGCGACATATGCGGCGTTGCAGAAACCGCACTGGACGCGTTGCTAGAGCTGACTATCGAGATGATCGAGAGAGGAGAGATCTAACCATGTGGCCATCATGCGAAAAATGCGGCAGGCTCTGCGTGAGGTTTGACGACAAGCTGTGCGTGTTTCATAAAGCTGATCGCGGCGACTACAACAGATCAAAGCGCGGCACTCGTCGTAAAAAATCCAAGCAGGCCGAGCCGGAGAAGCCAGAGAACACTAAGCCGGTATTCCCGTGGTCGACCAAAGACGGATACTTCAATGACGACATGTTCGAGGATTGGCTAAACTCGACGCTCGATCCAAGCGACCCGTACTTCGAGCTGCAAAGAGCAATCAAGGCGCGCGACGCTAAACTGTGGCTGCAATTGGTCAACGAAATAACCAAAACGCTGAGAGATATCTTGCCAGGTGCTACTTTACGCGGCGGTAGCTTTTAGCTTTAGCTGCGTCATGCTCGTAGTAGGTAGTAATCATGATGCCGTCTATAATCTTGCCGCAGATGTAGGCAGGGCCGCACATCGTCTTCTGCTTGTTTGACAGGCGGACGAACTCGCCACGCTCGGCAAAACGACGGTCGAGCTCTTTGTGAGTAGCGTCAACCAGCTCGTCGATGTTTTTGAATTCAGTGCCGACCAGCTCCATGCCGCCGCTCCTGGAATTGAGAATGTGTAGCAGCTGTGGTGTGTCGTAGCTTTGCAAGGTTGTCATTTTTGGTAGTCCTTTCGTTAACTTGATTGTACTTTAAGTATAGCAAACACGAGCGATAAAGTCAACCATTATTCCAAATAAAAACGGATAAAATACGCATAAAGTACGAGTAGCCTGTGGAAAACTCACAAGTAGTAAAAGCAAACAATCGCACCAGAAGCCACATAGCCACACGTAAGAGGTAGCAGAGCATTGATTAAACAAATTTGGTATTATTAAGACAGAAAAGGCTAGGAGGAACTATCAATGACTAAGACAAGCACTGCGATCAAAACTAAACGTAAACGAGCTGCAACGCCTACGTATAGCTGGGACGTTGTTCAGGCGGAACACGAGTACGTAACCAACTCCAAAATCACCATGGCCGAGATTGCAAAAAAATATGGGATAAGCAATCGCATGGTTTCAAAGTATGCAGCTCAGCATGAGTGGACTGAGAAACGCAAGACGTGTATGGACAGGGCGCTCGAGAAGACCATGGACGAACACGCCAAAATGATATCCGAGCGAAACACTGCACATCTGGGCATGTGGCGAAACGCACAGATAGCAGCCATGAATTCCCTGAAGCGAGCCGACAGCCAAAAAAAGACCGGCGACGTGACTAAATCGATTTACGCCCTTCAGGCCGCCATCGACGGTGAGCGAAAAACGCTTGGCCTGCCTACTGTTATCAACAAGACTACCGAGCCAACCGACGACCAGGAACGCGACACCCTCAACCTAGTAGAAGCCGCCGAGCGAGCTGAGCAGTTGCTCAAGGAAGCAGATGAAAAGGCCGGCGAATCTTGATGAAGCGCGTGCCATCGCCGCCGTAATGGAAGCCAGCCGACGAGATCCGAACTTTTATGTAGAGAACGTCATCGGCGACAGCCTGTGGAATAAGCAGCAGGAGGTGCTGCGAGCGATTGCCAAGAACCGTATCGTGACCGTCGCCAGCTGCCACGGTATCGGCAAGACGCACCTCGCCGCCCGAGCCGCTCACCAGTTCCTGAATACTTACAAGAATAGCTACGTGGTGACCACCGCGCCGACGTTCCGACAGGTCGAGGAGCTGCTCTGGCGACAGATCCGCGCCGTCCATAAGAAATCGGCCATGGCGAGAAGCGGCCGCCTGCTGAAAACCATGCTGGAATATTCAGACGAATGGTTCGCGATTGGCGTTAGCTCCGACGACACCGACAAGATCCAGGGATTTCACCCAGCCAGCGGTAACATTTTGGTGATTGTCGACGAGGCGGCCGGTGTGTCCGAGGAAACGTTCGTCGCTGTGGAAGCTATCATGACATCACTCGGCGCTCACGCTTTATTTATCGGAAACCCAACAAAGCTGAGCGGCACGTTCTATAACAGCCATCACATCGATCCGAAAAGCTGCAAGATACGAATCAGCTGCTTCGACACGCCGAATTTTACGAACAACGGAATCGAGACCATCGAGGACTTGAAAAACCTGGACGAGGAGGCGCTGGAGATTGTCGCACCGTACCTGATCACGCCGCAGTGGGCGGCCGATAAGATAACGCGCTGGGGAGTGGACACGCCGATGTTTCAGAGCCGCGTGCTTGGGCAATTCCCGACAGCCGAAGTCAATACGCTCATACCGTTAGAGTTCATCGAATCGGCAATGACACCGGAGCGACTAGCAGAGCTACAGGCCGCGCAGAGCAAAGACGAACCGCTGAGCGTTGGTGTGGACGTGGCACGCTTCGGCGACGACAAGACTGTCATCACCAGACGCAAAGGCAGCATCGTCACCAACCAGCACGCATATTCCAAAGAGGACACCGAGCAAACAGCAGGCCGCGTCAAGATGATTTATCCAGCGCCAGAGTTTATCGGCATTGACGAGGACGGCCTCGGTGGTGGCGTGGTCGACAAATTGACCCACGATAAGATCGACGGCGTGGTCGGCATACTCAACAACTCGTCAGCACGCAAAGATGATACCGGGCTGACATTCGTGAATCTACGGTCGCAGCTGTGGTGGAACTTGGCCGAGCGATTCAAAAGCGGCAAGATTTACATACCGCCAGAGTTCAGCGAGCTGGCCGCCGAGCTATCAGCAATCCGCTACGACATTACGCGGCAAGGAATCGCCGTGGAAACTAAAGAGCAGCTGAAGAAACGCCTGCACCGCTCGCCAGACCGCGCCGACAGCCTGATGTACGCGTTTGCCAACTTTGTGCGGCAAGCTGAAGTCCAGCGAATCGCCGTGGCGAGGAGGCGACAAAAATAACGGCTATGGTGTACAATGATTTTATAAAGCTATAACAAAGTAGGAAGCGCGCTCAATGAATATCAGCCTAACATTTGCCAAAGACAAAGACACCAAGAGAACACCGCCAAAGCTCGACCAGCAGACCGGCTCGGCAGTGACTAAGATGCAGAAGCTGTACGAGAAGTACGCGTTGGACAATCGCCAGAAAAATCAGGCGGCCGACTTTGAGAGGCTGCGCAGCATTGACGGCACGTTCCTGGCAATCAACAATCTGCTGACGCTGCCGATTTTGGCGAGCGAGTGGGCGATTGAGGCCGACGAAGAGTTCGACCCGACAGGCGAGCAGGCTGAACTGGTAAGAAATTCTTTCGAGTTGCCGCCAGAGCGCGGCGGCATGTCAACGCCGTTTCACTTGGTGCTGGCTGAGATGTTGCGAGCCTTGAGCGAGGGCTATCGCTACTTTGAAAAAGTCTACACATTAAACGCCGACGGCAAAATTGTCTACCGCAAGATTGCCGGCTACGACGCAAACACAATCACCATCAGAACCGACGACAAAGGTGGCTTCGACGGAGCTGATCAGCGGATAAATCCAGGCGAAGAGCCAGTCCACATACCTGTCGAGAAATCATTCCTGTTCACGAATAGTAAGGAACGCAACTGGCTCAAAGGCGAGAGTTTGTTCACTGCGGCCGCCTACCACTGCGAGGAGAAGCACAAGCTGTACTACTTCGGCCGCCTGCAGGCACAATCCGGATCGATACCGCCACGCGTTGCAGTCGCCGCCGAGCGAGCAACCTCTGAGCAGATGAGCGATGTCGCCGAGAGGTTGTCGGACACGGTCGAGATGAACAGTGCCGTGGTTATGCCGTTTGGCTATCAGATGGTCGACGCAAAGACAAACCAGCGAGTGGACATCATGCCGCTCATCGACCATCACAACCGCGAAATGACCAGGAGCGTGCTGGCCCAAGCAATCATGCTCGGCGACAATTCGGGCGGAAGCTGGGCATTGAGCAAAGACCAGACCGACCTGCTCAACCTAGTGCTTGAGGGAATTATGAAAAACGTCGAGTATCACATCAATGCCTACCTGATACCAGACCTGACAGAGCTGAACTTTGCCAAGCCGAGCTACCCACGATTCAAGTTTGCCAAGCTAGCCGACAGTACCGTTGGTATGCTATCCGACGCATTCAATCAAATCCTATCGCAGCGGCCAGAGGCTTTGTCCGATGAGCTGGTGCAAGCGATTGTAGAGCGCATGGCTTTGCAGATGGGAATTGACCTAGGCGAGATTGAAAAAGCGCAAGCAGAAGCAAAGCTCGACCAGAAATCACGATCAGAGGAATCCTCCCGTTTTTTATCGAGCAGCGCCGAACCGACATGGCGGCGCGAACTGAACGACGCTGAGAAAAACGTAAACCTGTCCGCCCTCGACAAGAAAATGGACACGCTCGAGGATACGCTCGACGCAGAGACCGAATCAATATTCGAGGCGGTCAAAGACGAGGCCACGGAGGCACTCAAAACGCTTGAAAAGCAAGGCAAGGAGCTGAGTTATAAAGTTAGCCAGGAATTGCGACAACGCTACTTCAAAACGCTTCAAACAGCAATGACAGACGGCTTCAACTATGGCAAAACCGCAGCAGCGAACGAACTCGGCAAATTAGCGCCGGCGACAGACAAGGCCGACAAGCACCGAATCGCCGAGCGAGCGCAAGAATTTGTCGACCTGCAATTCGGTGATGTCGAGGCTGAGATAGCCACACTGGTTGGCAGCCAGGGTTCGAGCGAGATGGCGCGCCGGCATTTCAGCGAGGGAGCTATCGACGATGTGCTGGACGACCTGGCGATAGCACTGCTGGCATACCTGGCCGCTCACACCAAGCCAGGCAATACCGTGGCAGTGGCCGAATCCATCAACACCGGCCGAAGCAAGACATTTAAGAAGTACGACGAGGACATCGACCGATACGTCTACTCGGCGATTCTCGACAAGAAAACTTGCCAGACCTGCCGCGAGCTGGACGAAAAAGTAGCAACGCCAGAGGAATACGCCACCACGCCGTGGCAAACGCCGATCCATTTCAGATGCCGCTGTATCTGGATTGCGGTACTTGCCGAGGAAGAAGAGAAGCCAGAGATAACCGGAATGCCGACCGTCGCCGGCGGATTAGCAGGAAGCCAGCTGCTGCAACCATCTACCTAAAAGTGATTAAAATATGCTATTGTTAAAACAGAGGAAAAAATGTCATGACCAAGATTAATCAACACAACAATACGCGAACGGTAGTGATGCTCTCTAGCAGCACGCTATCCGCCAAGGACAAAGGTGAGGAGGGCGACTGGAAAGGCCGCCGATTCCGCAAGCAAATAGCGGCGTTTGGCCAGCTATATTCTCCGTTTGACGGCGAAGAGTGCGAACTGCTGGACGAGGCATGGGCCGAGGAGATGTTGGCTAACTTTGAGGCCAAACAAAGCGGCAAGATCCCGACGCTGCCACGGGTGAGTATTCCGTTTGACCACTGGAGCGGCACGAAAGACAACGCCGGCGAAGTTGTGGCTCTGGAGATTGTTCCAGGCGACGGCGTGTACGCCACGCTGGAAATCCGCGACTATGAGGCTTTGTACCGGCTAGAGCAGGACTTGGTGTTCGATGTATCGATGTGCTTCAACTGGCATTACATCGACACCCGAACCGGCGAAGACCGCGGAATCGTGCTAGAGCATGTTGCTCTGGTTAATGACCCATTTATCACTGGCATGAACGCATTTGAAGAAGCACCCGAGCAGTTGAAGCGAGACGAGGTAGAAAAAGCCGAAGCCTACCTCGATAACTTCAATCGCCGGACGAATGCGGTCGTGATGTTTAGTAAAAATAAAGTAGAGGAGCTTGCAAAAATGCGCAAACATTTCAGCAAAGACACCGAGGGCGAACAGCCAGAGGTTGTCGAAGTAACCAATGACCGCGACTTTGATGTGGTCATCACCGTCAAAAATGATGACGGCGAAGATGTCAGCAAAACCGTTAAAGCTGGCGAAACCGTAGAAGTTCCAGCCGACCAGGAAGAGGCTGTGAAAAAGCAAATTGCCGACGCAAAAGACCCGAACGAAAAAGAGGGCGAGGGCGACGACAAAGAAAACCTGTCTCGCGATGGCGAGCAGGACGAAGCCGATAAAGACGAAGCTGAGGGCGACGACAAAGCTGACGAGACCGACAAGAAAGGCGAGGGCGACGACAAAGAAAACCTGAGCCGGAGCGAGCGCGAGGAGCTATCACGGCTACGCGCTGAGCGAAACCAAGCCAAAGCTGAGACAGCCTATCAGACAATGCTGTCCGCTGGCATGATTGTCCCAGCTCAAAAAGACGCGTTTATGCAGCTGCACCAGAACCTGAGCAAAGCCGGCGGCCGCGTCGAGTTTAGCCGCGATGGCAAAAAAGTTGAATTATCTACAACAGAATTGCTAGAGGAGCTTGTAAAAGCAGGCGGTAAGCGTGTACAATTTAATCAGACGGGCTCGACGAACGGCGAAGCCGCTGACAAAGACGACGCAGCGATAAGCAAGAATCTGTCACAAGAGGAAGTCGAAGGATTAAAAGCCAACGGCATCACTACGAAGCAGATCGATGAATTGGCAGCGAAGTCGCCAGCATATGCCGAGGCGATGGCTCGAGTAAAAAGTAACGAATAAAAGGATTTGAAATGACTGCAATCACTTCATTCAAAGATGTTGCTCGTCAAGAGAACAACATCGGCCATCTGAAGCTTGCGCCGGGCGTGAGCATTCCAGAGGGCGCCCTAGTCGGTGTGAACGCGCAGGGCTTGGCAACCAACGCAGCTGAATCTACAGCTGATAAAGTTGTCGGCGTTGCTGCAAGTTCAGCAGGCGTAGGTCTTGGCAAAACCGCTGACCACGTCCAGTTCTGGACATACGGTGTGATCACCGTGAACGCAGCGTTCTCTGCAAAGCAGAGCGACATCGCTGCTTATGTAAAAGTTAAAGATAACCAAACCGTGGATAAGGTGACTTTGCCAGCCGACGCCGGCAAAGAGTGCGGCCGCATCGTCGAGGTGTTGAGCTCAAGCAAAATCCGCATCGCACTAAAAACGGTTTAATAAAGGATTGAAAAAGATATGGAACCAGTATTAGAACAATCAATCCTGACCAACTTCTTCGAGGCTTACGAAGCGACCGAATCGACCTCTGAAGAGCTCGCCATGAAAGTCACTTCAAAGGGCGCTTCTGAAGACTACGGCTGGCTTGGTCAGATGCACGGTTTGCGCGAAATGTTAGGCGAGCGCGTGCCGCAGAAACTCAAGGCCTACAAATACGCGCTGCCGAACCGCGAGTTCGAAGATTCAGTCGAAGTCAAGCACTCAGATATCAAGGACGACAAGACCGGCAAATATCTGACGACTGCACGCTCAATCGGTCAGTTAGTCAAAGAGTTCCCAGATGAACAAATCTATGGCGAGCTGATGCCAAACGGCGAGAACGCACCATGCTACGACGGCCAGAACTTCTTCGATACCGACCACCCGATCAGCGAAGAGACCTCTGCTGTTCAGTCAAACTACTTTACCAGCACGCCGCTGACAGCTGAAAACTTCGCTAAGGTTCGCCTAGCAATGTTGAGCTTCAAGGGTGACAAGGGTAAAGCCGTCAATAAGAAGCTCGACTTGCGCTTGGTCGTTCCTGTACAGCTAGAAGCTGCCGCAAAGGCAATCGTTGAGCCAGAGAACATCGTCGTTGGTGGCGTTCCGGTAAAGAACCCGAACTACAACGCAGCCAAAGTCAAAGTCTCCAGCGAATTGACAGCTGAAAAAGACTGGTACTTGATCAACGTCGCCGGCGAAATCAAGCCATTCGTTATCCAGGAACGCGAGTACGAGCCATTGAGCTTCCTCGGCGAGAACAGCGAAAAGGGCTGGTGGAATAAGAAGTACTACTTCGGCACTTACTGGCGAGGCGCATTCGGCTACGGCTTGTGGCACCGCGCTATCAAGTGTAAAGGCTAACCGCCGACACGCAGAGAAATCGCCTCCACTGGGGGCGATTTTTTGTGTTACAATTTAAGTATGAAGTAAATTCATAAGAAAGGATCGAAATGCCAAAAGTATCATTACGGCTATCCAACGAGATTATCACCAACAACACATCTCGGCGGCGCGCCGGCTTGGTTATCCAGCCAGGCAAACCACAAGAATTTGACGTTGACGACGAGCAATTGGAAGCTTTGCTCGACGACGCGTTCATCGAGGTTACTGTCCTTGACGAAACCGCTTCAGAAGCGACGGAAGCTACCGAGACGACTACTGAGCCAGAAGTTGTCGAGGGCGAGGTTGAAACCGCTTCAGACGAGGGCGACGCAGAAGTCGAAGAGACTGAGACTACTGAAGCTGCTGATGTTGAAGTGCCAACTCCATCAAGCATTAAAAAGCAACCACGCGAAGCTGTCGTGGCGCAGGCCAAAGAGCTTGGAATCGAGCTGGACTACGAAAACGAAACTGCAGTCACCAAGCAGGTGATGGCTGACGCTATCGTCGCAGCTCTTAAGGCGCAAAAGGAAGCTGCCGAAGCAGCACCGGAGGCGTAGAACTTTCATGAGCGCCAAGAACTTCACCTCCCTGCACGATATCCGGCGAGAAGCTGGACTGTTGCGGCAGACCACCGACAAGCACGTCATCGGTGAAGTTGATGGCGCGAACCGAGTGTTTTATGCATCGCAAGCACCGATCGTTGATCGCGACGGCGACGATGAGGTCACCAAAGCAGACGTCACTGCCTACGTTAACGACGACGCGGTAGCGGTTGAATCTGTGGACGCCGCCACTGGTGCTGTCGTCCTGGTTAAAGCGCCGAAGCCAAACGCCAGGGTTATCCTGGCCTACGAATTCTCGGCCATCGAGCAGGCAGAAATCGAGCGACGCAGGAAGTCGGCGGAGAACTGGCTGAAGCGGAAAGTCTCCCGAGTTTACAACTGGGCGACGCTGGATATGGCAAACTTTCCAGATGTATGGGAAGATGCAGTCAGACTTTATGCGGCCGCTTTGTTGCAAATCAGCGACTGGGGAACGAACGTTGACGTTGACGGATCGAGCAAAGACGGCTACATGAAGCTGAAAACCGCCAAGCAGATGCTCGATGAGTGGGTCGAGGACGCGGCCAACCTAGACCCTACCGACCCGAACATTGCGGCAGCCACATCGGGAGCGTTTGCCAGCGATGGCGACCTGGTCGGCCGAATTAAAGGAAACCGAGCGCCGCTTGGCCCTGAAGCTGAATTCTTCAATAAGAGGCGGTAGCCATGGCGATTTATATCTCCGGCCATGTCGAGGGAGATGTACAAATATCCCGGCAATTTATGGGATTGGAAACCAACCTCCAAAACTTTCACAAGCCGCTCGATAAATCCCGCAAGCAGCTGCTGAAAACCACCGACGCGAACTTCGGCGTATCTGGTGCGTTGATGGGTGGCTGGCAGCCGAGGACGCAGATATACTCCTGGCCGCTTTTACAACGAACCGGGAGAATGCGCGGAGACTTCCGCTCCAGCGTTAAGGTGAGCCGCATGGAGATTTGGAATTCAACGCCGTACTTCAAATATCATCAAAGCAACCGACCGCGCAGGAAGCTGCCGCGACGTGTTATGTTAAAAATAATCGCGCAAGACAAACGGCGAATCATGAAATTCTTTCACGAGTGGCTGGTTGACGAGGTGCGAGAATCGAGGAGGGGATAATGCCACTAAACCGAGCGCAGTACCGCGACCCAGTAATCGCGGCCATCATCAACTATTTAAAGCCGAAAGCACACCCAGACATTCGCACGTGGTATTATGGCGACACGCTACTGATCAGCAAGAGCATGCTGCCAGCGGTGAGCGTGGCCATCGATGGCATGACGCTCGAGACTGATTCGACGGGCGACGACGTGACCAAGATGGCAATCACTATCAGCGTCATCACCGACATCAACGCTAACCAAGGCCGTGACTTTGACGTTGAAGCCGGCACGACAGAACTCTACGAGATTGTCTCTGGCAAGGACGACAACTTCATCTACACCGACGACAGTATCATGCGGCTGCTCCGCGAGAGGGTACAGCTGGCATACGCAACCACACCAGACGGCGAATCGGTGAGCGTCATGCTCGGCATTGAAGACCAGCCGCTGAGCGTCGACTTCGGTATTGGTGTGGAGCGGCGCGGGCCTGGAATATTCAGCGTTGAAGCAGCAATCCACACGACCGCCTACATTTACGCTCCGAAAATCGAGGAGAAGTACTAGCTGCCAAAAAGCTTCTGCCGTGCTACAATTAAAAGCAGAGGAGAACTCGATGGCAGAACCAAATATTAAACCAACCAAACCAGCGCCGGAAGTTGCACCTGAGCCGGCGGATTCTGGTGTCAAGGAAGCGTACTACTTCCCTGATTTTGAGGGTCACGAAATATCAGTCCAAGCCACCTCGCAAGAGGAGGCTGTAAAATTGGCAAAAGAAAAAATCGCCAAGGAGGTAAACAATGGCTAAAGTTATCGGCCGACTGACCACCATATTTATCGGCAACGAAACTACCAGAGGCACGCTCGGCACGCCGACATTCGCAGTGCCAACCAAAACGCTGAGCATTGACGACAAGCCGACATACGTTCACAACGATAGCGCCTACGGCAATATCTCAGAACACAACGCCAGCGACGTTATCAACGTCACCGCTGAGGGCGGCTACGACGGCAAAGTATTCGACCACATCATCGGCGCGGAGCTGCGAGCCGTGTTCGGCCAAGCTCCAACCACGACTGACAAGACCGGGGCGAAGCAACACGTGTTCAAGATGGCAAACAATAACAGCCACGATTCGCTCTCGATTTTTGTCAAAGAGATTGAGCAGAAGTATTCGTACGAGCTAGGCATGGTTGAATCATTCACGATTACCGCAGCAATCGACGACTACCTGATGAGAAGTATCGACTTCAAGTCGCGCCGCTCAAAGGCTTGGACACCTGCGACACCGCCAGCATACACCCGCGGCAATGAATTCTTGGCGCGGAACTTGGCGGTAAAGATGGCCGACAACGCGGCAGGGCTTGCTGCTTCGCCAGCGCGAAAAATCAAGTCATTCTCTCTTGAGATTTCAAAGAACCTGGACGTGCAGTATGTGTTCGGCACAGACACGCCAGACGACATTCAGAACCAGCAGCTGAACGTCACCGGGTCATTCGATTATTACCCAGCACAAGAGGACGTGCGCCAGGTATGCCTGAGCGGTAAACCGCAGGCCATTCAGTTTATTGCCGAGAACAAGGCGGTGAATATCGGCACTGGCCAACACCCAACGCTACAATTCGATTTCCCGACCGTAGCAATTACCGAAGACAGCCGAAGCCGTGACAACAACGCAGTCGAGACGCGAAGCGCGAAGTTCCAGGCGAACTACAGCCTCGAGGACGCTGCAGCTATCACCGCAACGCTGATAAACATGGTTACTAAATATTAATTCGAGCAAAGGAGTAGGAGATGCCACGAATTAGCAAAGAGAATATCAAAATTACAACGCCAGTGCTTGGTTGCGATGTCGAGCTGCTGCCATACGCCACAGCAGAGCTGTCGCAGATGAACGAGGCGGTGTTCTTGGCTTATGCAAACTTTGACCTCAATGGAGCAGTCCAGGGTGAGTCGATGAGCGAGGACGACATCAAAGAGACCATGCGATTTGATAAGCTGCCGGCAACCGCCATCAGCGAAATCAAAAACAACGCTATAAAGTTTTTGGTGGTCACCGTTGACGGCGACGATTTCGCCGGCGATGATGACGCTAAACTCAAGAGCTTGCTGAAGCTGCCAAGCGAGGACTTTGACTTTATCCAGGAAAAGATCGAGGAGATCACAGGAGAAGTCATGAACCCAAAAGGCGAGCCAAAATCAGCGCAGCCTACGCCAAAGCCATAGCCGGCGTCAAGCACGCGAAAATACCGCAGGAGATCCAAATTGCTACCATATGCCAGACTATGGGCTGGACATTCCAAGACTACGTAAGCCAACCTCACTGGTTGATTCAAGCCATCGAGATAAAGCTAAATGAGGAGGGCTACGAAGCCGAGCGCCAGGAGGCGGAGATGAGACGAAAATCTAAATATTAAGGGGTAGTAATGGACGACAGCCAGCTCAGACTTGTGATTGAAGCGCAGAACCGTGCGAGTAAGACGCTCAGCCAGATTCAGCGCGATGTCGAGAAGTTGAGCAGCTCGATGAAGTCGAGCATGTCGTCCGCTGCCGGCTCTACAACATCATTCGCCTCCAAAGCGGCAAGCGCCCTGGACGGCATGGCCTCGGGGATTATGAAGTTAATCAAAACCGCCGCCGCATTCACAGCCGGCGGTGCTTTTGGTGGCAAATATTTCGTCGACCTTGCCAGCAGCCTGCAGATGACCCAGCGCCAGATCGGCGTTTTGACCGGTAGCGTTGGTGAGGCGAACAAAGTATTCGGCCAGCTGTACAACTATACGCTCGGCAAGCCGATTGCATTCCCAGACGCTTCCAAGGCAGCCAAAACGTTGCTGGGATACGGCCGAACCACACAAACCGTTGTCAAGGACATGGACACGTTATCTCGCATGTCTATCGTCAACGGCGCAGACCTGCAAGCCCTAGCGCTAGTATTCGGCCAGGTGACCAGCCGCGGCGCGCTGTTTGGCCAGGACGCGCTCCAGCTGATCAACAACAATATCCCACTGACGACAATCCTCGCTCGACACTTTGGCATATCGATGCAGGAGGCCAGCGAGAAAATCAACGGTGGAAAAGTTAAGGCTGAAGAGTTCGTTAAGGCGATGGAAAACTACGCAGCCAGCCTTGACATCGGCCAGATGACCGACACGTTCCAAAACCGCATGATAAGTTTGAGCGGTACGATACGAAGCGTCGGCTTGGAAATCCTGGGAATCAAGATTGACCCGATAAAAGGCATGGTGATTGAAGCCGGCGGGCTGTTTGATCAGATGAGCAACCGCGTCACCGAGACTACGAAATTTATCAAAGAACATCGCGAGGAAATCGTCAAAGTGGTGACGTTTATCTTGCAGAATGCAGTCCCAGCGCTCAAGGTTTTAATCGGCATGTACGTCGCCGCCAAAGCGGCCGCTCTCGGCTTTAAGACTGCGGTGGCAGTGAGCGATATCAGCAAAGGCTGGAAAGATGTCACGAAAGTCACGAAAGAGGGAGCGACGGCCTGGACGTTTGTCGGTGCGGCTGCAAAGACTGCCGTCAAGGGAATAACTAGTGCACTTGGTGTGTTGGGAACGGTCGGCAAGGTGGTATTTTCAGGCCTGAGCAGCGGAGCGGCCGGACTTGGAGCGGCCATCAGCTCGATACCGATCATCGGGTGGATAGCCATCATCATCACCGCAGTGGTTGGCTTTGTCGCTTGGCTTTACGCCACGAACGAGGGATTCCGAAACTTCGTCAACGGAATCGTCAGCCAGATAGGAGCGGTGCTAGGGCAAATCGGCTCGGTGATTGGCTCTGTCATTGGAAACGTAGCAAGCGTGATAGGCTCGGTGATCGGCGTGGTGGTGAATATTGTCGGCACGATCGCAGGAGCGATTGGAACTGCCGCAGGTGTCATCGGTTCGGTGATAGGTGTGATTGTTGGTGTGGTGGCGAAAGGGATCAGCGTTGTCGTTGGCGTAATAAGCACTATCGTTAGCGTGATAAGCAGCGTCATCAGCACGATACTCACGATTTTGACCCCGGTATTTCAGATTGTCGATTTGATAATAACCGCCATCGTCGGATTCGGCCAGATAGTCTGGACTATTTTCAGCGGAATCGCAGAAGTCGTCTGGACGATAATAAGCACCGTTGTGCAGATTATCGGCGTGGTGCTTTACGGCACGATTATGGCTATCTGGAACAATGTGCTTGTGCCGTTTGGCGAAGCAGTCGGCTACATCTTTACTCATATGGGTGAAGTCATCAGCGCCGTGATGACATTCGTCATCACCATAGTATCGACGGTTTGGAACGCCATCGTCGCTGTAGTAACGCCGATATTGCAGGTCATTTGGACGGTAATATCGACAGTGTTCAACGCCATTGTCAGCGTGATAAGCAGCGTGATGAGCGCTATCTGGGGAGTGATCACGGCGGTTTGGAACGCCATATTGCCATTCATTCAGCCGATACTCAACGTGATGAGCGCCGTCATCAGCACAGTATTCGGCGGCATTGCAGCAGTGGTAAACAGCCTGATGAATGCCATCAAGACCTATATCATTAATCCAGTGGCCACCGCAGTCGGCTACGTGGTCGGCACGGTCGGCCAGATTGCGACCTCGATCAAAAACGCAGTTCAAAACGCTTACAATGCAGTGGCGAACTTCGTCAGCAACTTTACCAGCGCCGGCAAGAATCTTATCGACGGCCTGGTCAAGGGCGTGATGGGCGCGAAAGACGCGGTGGTCAATAAGATCAAAGAAATCTGTAGCGGTGCGCTTGATGCCGTGAAAAACTTCTTCGGCATTAAGTCGCCGAGCCGCGTAATGGCGCAGATGGGTAAATTTATGATGCAAGGCTGGAGCGGCGGCTTGGAAAGCATGCGAGACGCTGTCGTTAAAACCGCCACAGACATCGCTAGCGACGTTTATGACGGTTTGAGCGGTGACATGTCGCTTGGCGGCTTATCGTTCGCAGGAAGCGGTATCAACGGGTCAGGAGCGACGCTCGCTGGCAGCGGCGGTGTCACCAACGTCAGCAATTCTGGCGGCAACCGAAGCACGACAAACCAGTTCAATGGGCAAATTGTAATAAACACGCCAGAGGCAGCCGACGCGTTCTTCAAGAGGCTTGACCGCGACGGTGACTTGGCATCGATGGGAGTACCGACGTAATGAACGGCGACAGACGCAGATTTTTATTAAACGGATTTGACCTCAACAACGGTGGCAACGTCCGAGTGCAATCCACAAACCTATTTGGCATAGCCAAGCGAACCGTCGATAGCGGCGAGCTGGCGAGAGACGACGGCCGAATCTTGCTGAACAGCGGCCACTTTGCAGGGCGAACCATCTCTGTCGCCGGGCAAGTTTCAGCGTCGAGCCAGCGTGAATGCGACTGGCTGATCGACTGGTTAAAGCGAACGCTGACATTCGGCCAGAAAATCGAGCTAGCGACAAACTTCCCAGAGGGATACCGAATTTGGAGCGGCGTGGCCACGAACCTAAATATTAGCCGCGGATCATTCGACGTTAGCCGCGCCGGCTTCAGCTTTGAGATAGAGTGCGAATCGCCGGCGGCAAGGTCGTCGGTCAGCTTGATTGATTTCAGCGCCGTCACAAACATAAACACAGCCGCGAGCGCCATCTCCGTCGAGAACATCGGGACATATCGAGCAAAACCTACTATAATCATTAGCAGCAGCAGCAGCAGCAGCAGCAGCACTGAGATAACGCTTGGAAATCCAGACAGCAGCGAATACTTGACGTTCAATGCAAACCTGAAAGCCGGCGACGTGATAACGGTCGACTGCGAAGCCAAGACCATTATCCACAACAGCATGCAGCTGCGGGCCAGCGGCACATTCCCGTGCTGGGAATACGGAGCGGGAATGCTTGAATATCAGGATAACCTGGCCGCGCGAAACCACCAGCTGCGAGCCATTTATAATCCAAAATATATCTAACAGGAGGGAAGCAATGCCAAAAACCTACAACGAACGAAAGCGCTCAGTGAAGTTCCTGCTAGGAATTGAAGTCGAGAAGCGAACAGGCGGCGTTTACGCTGGCTTGCTTGAAAAACACCCGAGCTACGCTGGCGACACCAAAAGCGAACCGAAAGAAAACTACAAAAGAGGCAAGGTGTCTTCCTGGAAAATTGACGACAAGGACGGCACGGCTACCAACGACAGCGTCGTGGCGATTCAAGTGCCAGGCGGCGTTTTCAGATATTGGGCATTGTTCACGGCGGAAACTGGCGGCGAGATGATCGCGTTTGACGCGCTGCCATGGCCGCTTGAAGTCATGGCTCCCGAAACGCTGCAGGTGCAGCCAGGCAACCTAACTATCGTGGAGGCCTAGCCGATGGCACAGCTCCAGACGAAGAAGCCGCGGTCGTGTTCTATCACCGGAGGCGGCGACTATTTCTATACGTGGCAGAATGCCGAGATTGAGCCATATTCTGGCGAATTTCATTCATCACTGGTGTTATCAGGCAGCAATACTGTAAACATCGGACGAGCGAAGCTGCGAATTGACGGCCAGGAGGTCGGCAACGTCCACGTTGGCAGCATTGCCAACTTTTACAGTCCACAATTTACGTTGACTGGCGCGCTGGCTGACTGGGGCGTGACCGCTGAGCAACTAAAGAGCGGCAACGTCGGCCTCTCCTTTAAGTTTAAGATAATTGATGAATTCTCTGGCAGCACTTGGCTAACAGATGAAGTGATACTCGACGGATTCGACCTGTCGACACTGAATAGCGATGTTGTGCCGAAAAAAATATCGTTTGCCTTTGACGGAGACGTGCGGCCTATCGGCGGCGGAAGCCAGTTGATGCAAATCGCCAGCGTCCATCTCGTGCTTGAAGCCGATGTCACCTACCGATTTAGTATCACAAACGAAATCAAGATGATGGCGACGCTTTCCCAGAAACAGCCAACCAACAAGGCGGCCGAAGTCATATACAGCGCCTACCTCAAAGACGGAACGTATCTCGGTCAAATAAATACCGTGACCAGCACGCCGGCTATCCAGTCAGAGGTCAACTCGCTGCATTCGCACATGACAATGAAGCTGGCTCAAAACGACGCGACGACGCGCAGCGTAGTGACTGAGATTATGACCGAAATAAACGAGAATATGCTGACCGAGCTTGGCTATAAAATCGTAGGCAGCATGACCACGCCGGTGGGCCTAGGGAGCGGCACGAACATTGATACCAACGTCAACATCAGCGCCAGCGTACGATACGGCGAATATCTGCCATGGCTGACTGAAGACGGTAAGACCATTATCACCGAGGACGCGAGGATTATCGTAGTGGCCGACGGCCACCCAGAAGGCCGCTCGCTATTTAATGGCTACATCAGCCAGTGGGAATTGTCGGCAGGCAATACCGACAGCCAGGTGACCGCGACAGTCCTCAGCCATTCGCAGGAGCTGAATAACATCTATCTGCAGACCGAGGCGGAGGTGGCCTACCAACATAAGCCGTACGGATTGGCGACGATGAGCTTCGGCTCGAGGCGATGGGGATACTGCAACGAAATAATTCAGACAATACAGGTCACCGGCGGCAGCAAGACCGTCGCCGGCATTGAGCTTTATTCAGTATATTCTCCAGGAACTAGACAGGATTTCATCGGCGGTAATATGACTACACTGTATGCTGAGTTACTGTCATACTCGACCGACATAAATCACGGAACGCTCGAAGCTGGCGGCACTGCGGTGCTGCCAGTCGGCGGCGGCATGTACGAAAAACTGTTCATACCATTCAATAAGAGCGTACGCATGACCAGCGGCAAACGCTTCATCATAAAGTTGTCGGCACGCGGTGGTTCGCGATATGAAAACATTTTCCCATATCCAGTAGAGATATTAGTGGACAGGCGCGGCCGCTTTACCACCGGCCAAGGACTGCAGCACAACAATTATCACGACAATCCGTTCTGGCAAGACTTCGGCTGGGATTTGGCGTTTTCGCTTTACGAAAGCCCCGGCGACTACAAGCGAGCCTTTTATTCGCAAGACCCAAGCGACATCTTGCGAGAGCTGATAGACTTCGCGCAGAAGCAAGGCGCACGCTGTCGCTACACCGAATCCAGCATTGAAGACACCGGCACCAAAGTGACCATTCGATTTAATGACGTGACGACAATTAGCGAAGCCATCGCTGCTGTGTTTAAGTCAATGCCAGCTGACTGGCACTATTACTACGACTATGCCGAGAATATCGTGCATGCCCACCCAAGGCCGACAACCGTGAAGCGAAAGCTGCAGCGCGGCAAAAACGTCATCGGCACACCGAAGCTCGTCAAGACTATCGAGGAGCTGGTGAATGACGTGATATTCATTGGTGGTGAAAAAGCCGACGGCAAAACGCTCGTCGTGGCCGGCCGAGACGACCGCAGTATCGCCGAGATACGCCGCGGCTTCAAGAAACTATCCGACAGCCGATACAAAGACGAGACTAGCGCCAGGTTGGTGGTCGAGGGTGAGATCCAGCGAGGCAGCAAGCCGGTATTTTCAGGCGAAGCAACGTTCGCATCGCCAAAATATGAGGCGTTGGATATTCATCTTGGCGAGCTAACGCAATATCAGGGATTCAGCGCAACGATGGACGCGCCAGAAATGCAGATTGTCGCTATCACGCAGAAGCTCGAGACCGCAGAACTGAAATTCAACATACTGCGGCCGAGACTATCAAAGCGAATTCAAGACTTGAAGCGCAATATGGACAACCGCGAACGCGAATCAGAGTGATATAATAAAGCTAAATGAAAGGAATCAGAAAATGAACCCAGGGCAGCAAAAAATAAGTCAATTTCAGCCGGTAGAAAGCACCAGAGCGAACGATATTATACCGATTGTGCGTGATGGACAGAACCGATCAATCACGATCGGCAAATTTACCGGAGTTTTGCCGAGTGGGTGGACAACGCCAGCTGAAAACTGGACTTATAGCAATTTTGACAACGGAATAGCTGCGATTACTGTGCCAGAGGGCGATATTCGCCGCTACCCAAACGGCCTGAGGGTTCAGTTTAAGCAAGGGACGCCGCCAACGACCAGGTTCGGTATTGTTGTAGCGTCTACATCAACGATGGTTTATCTTTATATGATAAACGGAACGACGCTAGAGAACCTAGAAATACGTGACATCTTTGTCTCGCCAGATTTCGCACCAGGAACTGATGAGGGTGTCGATTTCTTGGGAGCGGTGCCGACAATAACGACCGCTGCAACGGTTGGAGTTTTACAAGGTACTTATACTCGTCATGGAAATTTGGTAATCTGTGATTTGAAAAACACAGCGACTTTTCCTACTTCACAAACCTTAATCAATAACGTAGTTCCTAAAGGTTATGGGATTTCTCAAACTCAGGGCTCAGCATTGATGGTTTTGGGCGGGTGGAATAACCGCGTGCTGAAAGGTATTGCTACTGCTCGATTTTTCGCAGACAGGAGAGTTGAATACATTTCAAATAATGCGTTCAACGAGTGGTATGGCACAACCACCTGGATCACCGACGATCCATTCCCAGTCCAGTAGTTTTATTCACAACACCACCTCTAAGCTTTGCAGGAAGCTGGCACAAAATGCTAAAATTAGTTTGATGAACGAGCAAAATAAAGATAGCGAAGCGCTGCTTCATGAGATAGATAAAAAGGTGGCGATTCTGTCGACAGACATGGAATATACGAAAAAATCCGTGGCCAAAATTGAGGGATCGGTTGATTCGTTGGTGCGGCAACTGGCCGGTATGAAATTTGTCACGCCGGAGATTTTGACAAACTACATCGACAAGCACTCGGCTGATCACGATAAGATAAATGAACGGCTCGAGGCGCTCGAAGACAAGGCTGAGACTGAAGCCAATTCAATGATGGCTACACTGCGGCTAAAATTCAAGGATTGGGCGGCAAACGCAATCGTTATATTAGTGATTGGTTTAATGCTGTTTATTCTGATGAAGCTAATCGACGGTAGCGTGAGAATCCCGAGCGTGCTATCATAGGGGCATGAGAGTTAAGGCTACCAAACATTCAATCGGGCGATGGGTCGCCCGCATACTTTTGACAATTCTGATAGTGATGATTTTAGCCGGAGCGGCCGTCATTTGGCGGTGGTATCCGGTGATTGACCGCTTGATGAATTGGTGCAAATATTATCCGCAATCGCTCGGCGACTGCAGAGAAGTAATAAGAAAGGGGAGTCAATGAAAGGAATTGACATATCAAGCTGGCAGGCTGGCTTGGACGCTGGTAAAATCCCGGCAGATTTCGTCATCATAAAGGCGACGGAGGGGACAGGCTACGTCAACCCAAACTGCGATCAGCATTATCAGCAAGCAGCGGCAGCTGGCAAAAAGCTCGGTGTTTATCACTTTGCGAGAAACGGCAGCAACGACGCGATCGCTGAGGCTGACTTTTTCGTCGACAATATCCAAGGCTACATTAAGCACGCTATGCTTATTCTCGACTGGGAAGATGGCGGCAATGTTGGCGACGTAGCGTGGGCGCGCCGCTGGCTGGATCGAGTGCAAGAGCGAACCGGTGTGAAGCCGCTGATTTACATGTCGGAGAGCGTGGTAAACAGTCACGATTGGAGCAGCGTCGCTGGCGCTGACTATGGCCTCTGGGTGGCGAAGTATCGCGACATGGCCGTCGACTTCAACTATGACATGAGCCAAGCCGGCACGCCGCCAAGCGTAAAATACTGGTCAGGTTACGCGATGTGGCAGTGGACTTCGAGCGGCCGACTTGACGGCTGGGACGGAAACCTCGACTGTAACGAATTCTATGGCGACGCTGAAGCGTGGGATAAGTATGCAGGCGGAGCGCCAGCACCAGCTGGACACAGCGGGCAAATTGCTAACCCACAACCAGCACCAGAGCCGCAGCCGACATACACAGTTCAACCAAACGATACGCTGAGTGAAATCGCCGAAAGATATGGCGTAGACTATCACTACTTGGCAGCAATTAATGGTATCGCAAATCCACATGTAATTTATGCAGGCCAAGTATTGCGAGTTCCAGGCGGAAGCGCGCCGGCCGAGCGAACCGTGACAGTTCAGTGGGGCGATAACCTAAGCACCATCGCGGCCGCACACGGCACGGACTGGCAGACGCTAGCCCGAATCAACAACCTGCCTGACCCGGATCTAATCCACCCAGGCGACGTTTTGAGGCTGCCATAATGACACCAGATCTGTCGAAAATTACGATCACAAAGTCAAGCCTATACTTTCGCGAATGCAAAGCTTGTGGCTGCGTGACGTTGCACATCGGCAAAGCCACGCCAGAAATGCCAGCAGGCTCGACATATAACGATTGCCTACAATGCCTAGTGGACGCGCACAGCGTCCCAGGCTTGAGCAGGTGGCACGACCCAAAAACGGGTAAGTTGTTAACCGAACCACGAGGCGAAGAGCCTCCCAAGAATGTAAACTAAAAAGCGTTTTACTTGACATCTGCAAACAACATGTAAAGTAAATGTAAACTTTAAGGAGAACTTGACATGATGACTAACTTCATCACTACAATTTTAATACCAGCAGCAGTTATCGGATTTGCTGAATTAGTGCGTCGACTGTTTAAGAGAGACTTCGAGGCGGTGATCATCATCGCGGGAGCGGCAGCAATCGGCGTTGGACTTTCGCTGCTAACAAACCACGACTGGACGTACGGCCTGGTCGCAGGTTTGAGCGCCAGCGGCCTAGTCACCGGCTTGCAAAAATTCGGCGATGCTGTAAAATAGAACTGGAATCGTATTGATCCTCAGATGAGCCAATCTTTCCGTAAGTATGCAAGAAGCCCGCATCCCCGCTGCGGTTTTCTTGTGCTAGAATTAAAACAGAGGAGGCGCTAGTCGAAACGCTTCCTCGCCGAAGACTCCATAAAACAAACATCTATCTCCTAAATTAGCCGAGCCAGTTTCGCACACACTCCTGGCTCGGTTTTTGTTTACCAGAGAACGCCGCGGACGGCGTACCAGGCCGACCAGCCATTGCCGTTGCGAGCCTGGCGCTCGCGGTAGATTTGCAGCGCGTAGGTGGCCGCCCAGACAGGGTCGCGCCAGTCGCCGCCCGAGAAGTATCCGCGATGCCACCTGTCGTTTATCTGGAAGCACCCGAAGTCACGTGAGCCGTCGAAGTTGACTGCGCCGATGGCCGCCGGAAGTTCGGTGCGATTTTCATGCGTCATAACGGTGATAGCTCCGGCTTGCAGGTGAGCCGGCCAGACCTTGGCGATGGCCGACCGGCAGGTTTCCGGCGCAGGCGTAGGTGCAGGTGCGGGTGCGGCCGACTCTGCCTTTTTCTGCTCAGTTTTGGCGGCTGGTTTTTTATCAGACGGGTCAACGGTCGGCTTTTTGTCCGCAAGCGTTTTATAAGCGGAATGAGAAGCCGAGGCTGAAGTTCTCGGCGGCGTTGGCTGTCGGAATGAGTGAATCGTAACCGACAGCACCGCGACTAAAATCAATAATGCGAATTTTTTCATAAAGCACGCTAGTTACTTTTTGGCAACGTCGCCCTCCGCAAGCCAAGCCGATTTAATCAGTTGGCTGACGCTGTAAAGGCCAAGCAGAACCGCTAGCGCAGTAACAATTATATCATTGTAGCGGATCATCAGGTAGCCGCAGGCAGCAGCAGGCACGACAATCGTGCCGACGCGCCAGATAGTGCGAGCGCCGCGGGCCGTTGCGATAAATTTGTCATTCTTTTGAAGTTGTTTCGTGAAGTTTTTCATTTGATTGTTCCTTTTTTGATGTTATTTTTACAATTTGCCGGCTACGATGCCGCCGGCGAGGCAATCGATTTATTCTTCAGTCATTACGCGACGGAAAGTCATCTCCTCGACGCGATGGAACTCAGTCTTTCTGCTAAAATGACGAGGAATCGTGTATCCCTTATAAACTAGCTTGAAGCTATTCGTGAAGTCGTCATAAGCGAGCTCACATTCGTCGTAGTGCTGCTTTGCAAAACGCTTGAATCCGCTCTCTACGTTGCGCAGAGCAATATTCTTGATATATGCCTCAAAAGTTGTTATATTTTTGAATCCAATCATTGGTAGTCCTTTCGTTTAATTGATTGTACTATCAGTATAGCAAACACGAGCGAT